AAATCTAAATGATCTTTTGGATACACTTGGTGAGAGAATTATAATGTGCCCAGCCTCCACAAAGAAAGATCAATATAGTGCCTATCCTGGCGGCATGATTGAACATGCACTTGCGGTTACTTCTCACATGAGAAGATTAAGTGATTCATGTGAAATGGGACTTCCGGTCGCATCTATCTTAAAGGTGGGTCTTTTACATGATCTAGGAAAGGTGGGAAACCTTGAAAAGGATAATTTTGTTGAGCAGGATTCAGATTGGCATCGAGATAATTTGGGCCAGATGTACAAGTACAATGAGAACCTTAATAGGATGTCTGTGTCTCACAGGACACTTTGCCTGTTGCAAGGCTTTGGGGTGAAATTAACTGAAGATGAGTGGCTCGCTATTCAGCTGGCACAAGGCTCTCACTTTGAGGAAAATCGATTCTATGTGGGCCATGAGCCCACGATTGCCATGGTATTACAACAGGCAAAGGCACTCGTAATGCACGCAGAGAGAAATCGATAGACATTATTAATCTCCGCGTGATATTTATGAATGATGTCACGTCTCACGTCTAAAGAGTTCTTACAGCTATATGGAACCTCTATGGATAACATTCCCCCAAAGGGTGTGTGGTCTGGAAGAGGCATTGCAATACCGGTCGCTGGAGCAATCGGTGGCGGTGATGACTATAAACAAAAGATAGGACGCGGGAAACTTCCTGACTTTAGATCAGGAAGACCTCTTCAGGGCGCAGACTCAACCTACTCATCGTATCTCGCAAGAGTCAACACAGGATACGAGGATTTCGAAAAGTATATTGAGAATATGCCTATGTTTCCTGAGCAAGAAGAGGAAGACGAAGATATTTATCTACATGACTATCTAGGGACCATTGGTCACACTAGAAAACTCCCTAAGAATCTTAAGATCATGAGACCAAGACTTGAAGAAAAATATAGGTTTAACGAAGACGATGTTATTATGAAAAGTGCCTATAGTCTTGAGAATGCATTAAGCGACAACCTTGCCGAGACACCAGAAGAAGTACCTCTGTCAGGTCTTGGAGATCTCAGCGACATATTTGATGATAATATTAGCAGAATGGAAGAAGAGGGTCTTGAATTTCCGAATTTCACCGTAGGGGGATTGGCCTGGGAGGCTTTAAAAGATGGCTTTGCATCTGTCATGGATGTAGCCACCTTTGAGACTTATGGTGTCATTCAGCTTATTCCGGGCATACTAACGAATTTAGGTCAGCTAAGAAGTGCTAACAAGTCAGCAGAGAAATTATTAGAGTCATTTTTACAAAACCCCGCAGACAATACGGGCCATCAGCTAAACGAGATATCACAGAATATCACGCGAGACATCATAGACTTAATCCAGGTGATACTTCGTGCCCTTCCAGCATCAGCAGTAGGTGAATCTTTAAGCTTTGCAATGGCACAGGTGGCACAGTTTGGAGCTTCAGCTGCGATGCGAGGAGCTGCAGAGACATTTAAGAACCTGTGGGACATTCTTCCTGAAGTTGTCCAGTTTATTTTTAACATATTGCCAGTTTTTGGCACACTTTTTGATGCCATCAACACGATGGGTAAAATTCACGAAGCCTTAGCAGCATATCAATCAGGAGAGATTTCACCAATGTCAAAATCTACACAGCCTCCCACAGGAGCACGCGGCCTCACAGGAATTCCTGCAGACATGGCAGCAGACATAGAGCTTAAGAAGCCTATTTCAAAGAGAGAGCTGTATTCTGCTCTTCTTGGTCTCGATGAATCTCAGACAATCAGAGAATTTATCTCTGAGGCATCAAGAATAGAGTCATCGGAGAGCTTCCACACTGACCAGCCGGTCGGTTACATGTCATGGGATGTTCCTAAGTCTAAAGAACTCGAAGACCTAGACAGCGAGGGAGAACTTGAAACTCTAGACAGCTATGATGATTTTGAGGTGATCTTTAAGACTGATTCTGGAAATGTGGCATACCAACCAGTCTCGCTAGAGGAATCTTTAGAGGAAAAAGCTCTAAGAAGAATCATTAGACGAAACTTATCATCTATCTCGGAGACTAAAAAAAAAAGGTATTAGACGGAACCGATGATGAGGATGAGGAGGAGAAGAGAGAGGATGAGGTGTCACTTGCAGGGAATGTTGCTGGATACATAGAGCCGATGGGAGCGAGATCAACTTATCCTGAACGGGCCAGACAAAATGCTAAATTTTTTGGCGGCGGAAGTCTTGCAGATCCAGACTCAGCGTCAGATATCTTTAAACAGGCTAAAAAGTGGGCAAAAGGAGACGCGGGTTTTAAAGGCCTTGGGGGCAAGAAGAAAAGAAAAAAGAGCAAGAAGAAAAGATCATAAAATTAAAAACTAAAAAATTAAAAATTGAACACCTGAATTACAGATACTATACTTACATGTGGTTTTCAAGCCACATATAATTTGACCATTAAACATTACGGAGATAAAAATGGCAATTGATTTTGATGCAATTAGAAAGAAGCTTGACAGACTAAGCGGTAACAACAGGAATCGATCATCGATGTGGAGACCCACGGAGGGAGAGGAGCATACAGTTAGATTGCTCTCATTCACTGATAATGATGGTCAGCCCTTCAAGGAACTATGGTTCTATTACAACGTGGGTGGCGAGAGGGGATTACTAACTCCGCACCAGTTTAGTGATCCAGATCCTGTCCAGGAGCTAATTACGAAGCTTCGTGAAGATGCATCGAAGGAATCTTATGAGCTAGCTAAAAAGCTCTATCCCAAGATGAGAACCTATGCACCAGTCATTGTGAGAGGTGAAGAGGACAAGGGTGTCCAGATCTGGGGTTTTGGAAAGACTGTTTATCAGGCTTTGCTTGGGCTCATGCTCGATGAAGACTACGGAGACATCACTGATGTGGAGACTGGTAGAGATATCAAGGTGGTATGTTCAAAGCAGCCGGGCATGAAGTGGGCGATGACAGAGGTGCGACCACGGGGTCGGCAGACACCGCTTTCATCTGATGATCAACAGGTCCAGAAATGGGTCGAAAATATTCCAGATCTTTCAGAAATTTATCAGTGCAAGAGCTACGATGAGCTGTCTAAGATTATTAATGACTGGTTGAATGATGATGAGTCAGATGATCTAGGGACTGAAACTACATCGAAGGGAACATCAGAAAATAACAGCTCGAAAACGTCTAACACGTCTTCAGGCTATAAGTCGCTAGATGACGCGTTTGCCGATCTTGTAGAAGGTTGATCGATTTTAATCTCCGGGCTTAGCCCGGAGATTTGAACATAGCTTTCTCGCTATGATAGATTTATTTAATACAGGTGAAGTATGACAAAAAATGAAGACTTTACTGATGAGCTTATTAGGTCTTTAAATAAAGATAGTGGTTCTCGTGTGGCATATAATTTGTCACAAGATACATCCCCCACACATGTAAAACGGTGGATTTCTACCGGGTCTCGGCTTCTTGACTACATTTGCTCCAACAGAAGAGGCGGGGGTCTTCCTGAAGGAAGGGTTATTGAGATATTTGGTCCGCCCTCGATTGGAAAATCTCATATTGCAACACAGATTGCAAGAACAACCCAACTGATGGGCGGGATCGTTGTCTATATTGACACAGAGAACGCCACGTCAGTTGAAAATTTACAAATGCTTGGTGTGGATGTTGCAAGGAGATTTGTGTATGTTGATACACATTGTACTGAAGAGGTACTCTCTATTGCTGAGGCTACTATCATGAAGGCCAAAGCCATGGATAAAGATGTGCCTATTACAATTGTGTGGGACTCTGTGGCAGCGTCATCACCAAAGGCCGAACTGCTTGGCGACTATGATAAGGAATCTATAGGCCTTCAGGCTCGGGCAATCTCTAAAGGCATGCGAAAGATTACGGGCGTTATTGCGAACCAGAATGTTCTTTTTGTTATTCTTAATCAGACTAGAATGAAAATTGGTGTGATGTTTGGAGATCCAACCACAACCCCGGGTGGCAAAGCGATTCCATTTCATGCATCTACTCGAATAAAGCTAGGAGCGGGCCAGCCGATCAAGAGCGGCGATGATGTTATTGGGATAAATGTCTCAGCAAAGACCATTAAAAACAAGGTGGCGCCGCCATTTCGAACAGTAAATTTTGAGATACATTTTGGAGTGGGAATTAAGGAACATGAGCAGATATTTGATGTCTTGAGAAAATTTGGACCTGGAATTGTTGGAGAAAGAGAGGTAGAGATTTCTGGGACTGGCGCTTGGAAAAAGTTAACTGTGGCTGATACAAAGACAGGTGAGGTTATAATTGAGAAGAAGTTTAGAAAAAATGAATTTGAACAATTAATTAAAAGCCCGCAATATTCTCCGTATATAGATGATTTACTTGAGATGGCGATGATAAAAAGATTTAATGATAGCGAATCTTTAGATGTTGACATGGAATCGTATGAGGAAGTAAAGTCTCTTTCTGAAATTGTTAATCTAGAAGAACAGTGACAAGCCCACCCAAAAATGATCTTGTTTTACTGGTTGACTCTTTAAATCTTTTTACAAGACATTTCGTAGCACACCCCGCGACCGGTGTTAACGGAGAGCACGTCGGTGGGATAGTGGGATACATGTATGCACTTCTAGACCTTATTGAAAAATACAGTCCCGCAAAGATAATGATAGTGTGGGAAGGCGGAGGGTCCACTAGAAGAAGACAGCTTTATAGTGAGTATAAACAAAAGAGAAAACCTGAAAGGCTTAATAGGTTTTATGAAGATATCCCAGACACGATGGAAAATAGAAATCATCAAATTTCTGCTCTTGTTGAAATTATGAAAAGCTTACCAATTCTTCAACTATATGTTGCAGACTGTGAGGCAGATGATGTTATTGGGTATCTGTGTAAGAACTCACTTAGGAAAAATAGAAAACTTTTAATCTCATCTGATAAGGACTTTTATCAATTGCTTGATGATAAAACGATAATTTACTCTCCCACATGGAAAAAGTTCGTTACACAAAAGGAAGTCAAAGAAAAATTTGGAATATTGCCTTCTAATTTTTGCTTAGCAAAATCAATTTGCGGAGACACTTCTGACAATATCGGTGGTGTTAAGGGGGTTGGATTTAAGACTTTGGCTAAAAGATTTCCTATTCTTAAGCTAGAAGATGATATAACAATATCTGAAATAGTCGCAGTGTCTCAAAGCTCTATAGATGAGGGTAGCAAAATACAGGCTTTTTCTCATATTGTTGAGTCTGAAGATCTTATTCGAAGAAACTGGAAGCTAATTCATCTAGACATTAAGAATCTAGCCCCGATGCAGATTGATAAAATTAACTATCTTGTTGATACTTTTGAGCCTGCTAGAAATAAAATAAAGGTGATGAGAGCCTTGTTGAAACAAGGAATTCAGACGTTTAACGTAGATAGACTATTCTTAGCTTTTAATAGGATTGGAAATGAGTGACACAGCGTATTTTTCACAATACGGAAAAGAATTTCAAGAAAAGATATTTCAATCTTTCTTAACAGATACACAGTGGGCAACTCAGATGTCTGAGGTAATGACCCCTGAATATTTTGACTTGAGATACCTTAAATTTCTAACTCAAAAATATTTCTCTTATTATGAAAAATATAAGTCATTTCCCACACTTCCAATTTTAATAACAATAGTTAGAGATGATCTTAGAGAGGGAAAGGACGTCATTCTTAGAGATCAGATAGTGGAGTTTCTTCACAGGATGAAAATGAATCCCAATATTGGAGACTTACAATATGTTAGGGACAGGTCGTTAGATTTCTGCAAGAAACAGGCATTAAAAGATGCCCTAGAGAGAGCTGTTGAGCTAATAGCCACTGACAAGTATGAGTCAGTAGTTGACCTTATGAAAAATGCAATTGCTGTTGGTACGCCTAATTCAACTGGTCATGATTTTTTTAATGATGCGGAGTCAAGACATACGAGAATCAGCAGAACTACATGCCCAACTGGTTTGGCTGCCATTGATAAGCGCGGCGTTTTAAATGGTGGTCTAGGATGCGGTGAGATCGGGGTAATCATAGCTCCCACCGGCGCAGGAAAATCTCACTTCTTAGTTCAGGTAGGTGCAGAGTCGCTGAGAAGAGGAAAAAATGTAATCCACTACACCTTTGAGCTTTCAGAGCATGCTGTAGGAATAAGATATGACAGTAATCTTTGTAATATTTCTAGCAATGATGTTATCGATAGAAAAGATTTTGTTATGAATGAATATAAGAGCATGGAGCTGGGAAGGCTGATTATCAAGGAGTATCCGACAGGGTCTGCTACTGTTTTAACAATTAGAAATCATATTGAGAAACTTTTACTGAAGTCTTTCGTTCCAAGTTTAATAATTATTGATTATGCAGATATCATGCGTTCAACAAGAAAATATGATTCACTTCGTCACGAGTTAAAATTAATCTATGAAGAACTTAGAAATCTTTCAATGGATTTTAATATTCCCGTTTGGACAGCATCTCAGGCAAATCGAGAAGCCTCTAATTCATCTGTCGTGGGTCTCGAAAATATGTCTGAGGCATATGGAAAAGCAATGGTAGCAGACGTTGTTCTCTCGCTATCTAGAAAACCTCTTGAGAAATCAGAGGGTATCGGTAGACTTTTTGTTGCTAAAAATAGAGCAGGAAAGGATGGAATTCTTTTTCCTGTTGGGGTTGATACAGAGAGATCTAAATTTGAAATTTTAGATAGCAAAGAGTTGACAATAGATGAGATTGTTAATGCAGATACAAATACTATGAAAAATCTTCTAAGAGACAAGTGGCGTGAATTGACTGATGAATAAGACTGGAAAAAGTTTATCCATAGAGATTTGTGAATTAACTGATTATTAGAAAGGTAGTAAAAACTATTAAAGAGAGGTTACATGTTTTCGTTTGAGCAGGCATATGATGCTAGTTTGGAATATTTTGACGGTGATGAGCTGGCAGCAACTGTATTTGTAACAAAGTATGCGCTTTCTGATACTAGTTTGAACTATTATGAAAAAACACCTGACGACATGCATCAAAGAATGGCAAAGGAGTTTTACAGAATTGAAAAAAATTATCCCAATCCGATGCCAGAAAATGAGATATATGAACTTTTTAAAGAATTTAGATATGTGATTCCTCAAGGGAGCCCTATGGCTGGAATTGGAAATACATTTCAGACACAATCTCTTTCTAACTGCTTCGTAATTGAGTCACCCCACGATTCTTACGGAGGAATTCTTAAAGCAGATCAAGAACTTGTACAGATAGCAAAAAGGCGAGGAGGAATAGGTTTTGATCTTTCAACTATTCGCCCCAAAGGATTATCTACAGCCAATGCTGCTCGAACTACTGATGGTATCGAGGTCTTTATGGACCGCTTTTCTAATTCTTGCAGAGAAGTTGCTCAAGGGGGTAGACGTGGTGCACTAATGTTGACGATATCAGTTCATCATCCACAAATTAGAGATTTTATAAAGATAAAAGAAGATCTAACCAGGATCACCGGCGCCAATGTTTCAATTCGTTTAACAGATGAGTTTTTACATGCAGTTGAAGAAGAAGAAGAATTTGAGCTAAGATTTCCCGTAGACTCTGATAAACCTATAATGTCAGAGAATGTATCTGCTTGTGGGCTTTGGGATGAAATTATCAAAAGTGCACATGCAACAGCTGAACCTGGCTTGCTTTTTTGGGATAGTGCTAAGAGACTAACACCTTCAGATATCTATGAAGATCAAGGATTTGGATCTGTTTCAACAAATCCATGCGGTGAGATAATTTTATCGCCCTACGATTCCTGCAGGTTGATGCTCATTAATTTATTTTCATTTGTGAAACACCCGTTTAAGAAAAAGTCTACATTTGATTTTAAAAGCTTT